CAAGTAACCTTAGACGTTACAGATGGAGTCACCCCCGCCTCACGCAACGTAACTAACGTAGCAGCAGGAGCAGTACAGACCTTTCAGGTTATGGCAGCAGGGGTTAATACAACAGTAGGAGAGGGTTTAGGAGGGAGTGATCTAGTTCTTATAGAGAATAACCATCAGGTGACTGTACCGTTGGTTGTTGATGGAGTGACGCTAACGATTGATCCAGACACTCTGGACTACCAGCTAGATCAGACAGAGATGGCAGCAGCAGGGGATAGCATTACATTTGATGCTGTTTACTACAGCCCAACTACTGAACAGTCTAGTAAGATTGCTGTGACTGTAACAGCTCCAGCCGCAGACACACCACCTACATCACCTGCTAACCAAGCCGTCAATGTAACGGAAGGTAATACAGCAGTAGGGAATACCAGTACAGCTACAGGTACTGCCCCTATGACGTATAGCAAAGGTGGTACAGATGCAGCGAGTTTTAATGTCAACAGTACTACAGGTGCTCTGACGTTCATTACAGCTCCTGACTACGAGACTAAGACAAGCTACTCAGTAACAGTCGTGGCTAATAACACCTTCGGTACTGACTCACATATTGTTACTGTGACTATACTGAACGCGTTAGAAGAGACAATCACCGCACCTACTCCAGCTAATGTTGGGTACGGATACGGAGAAGCCGGTGTACCACACACTGACTCAGGTCTTCTGGCATGGCTGGCAACAGCGAGTGTTACAGGTGGAGGGGCAGTCACTAATAACTTAGCGGCTCAAGCTGATCCTTTGGTGTCTCCCACGGTGATTACTTTCAGTGCTTCTGACGCAGCTAATCAGACAGCTACTGTAACACCTACAGAGGCAGCACCTACAGCACCAGTAATGCCTGCAACGGCAACACGGAACGTAGCACAACCCAATCAGTTGATGGGTGTATACGTGACCAGCAACACTCCCATACCAGCGGTAACATACACGCTGACAGGGACTGATGCAGGACTGCTAAGCATTAACGGGTCAACGGGATCAGTCACAGCGAACTCCCCGACCAGCGTAGCAGGGAAAAGCTCTTATAGCTTCAATGTCGTAGCCACCAATGTTGGGGGTACAGACGCCACAGCCGTAACGGTAACAATTGTAGCGGTTGTTGCTAGGAATATGACGGAGTGGATTGAAGCGAACGGGGCGGGTGGTCAAACCAATGAGGCTTGGCTGAAGTATATGCTAGGGGCTGGAGCGTCTGGTAAGACGTTCAATGACTTGATGTTCGATTGGTTGGGGGTTCTTGGATATACAGGAAGTCTAACTGAGAGGGTAGCCGAGTGGACAGAAGCCAATCTAAACTAATAGAGTGAGTGGAGGATGAAAGACAGCAAGAAGCTAGAGGCAACAGGGTATGTGGATTCTGTAATACAGGTCACAGTCCCTGTCCTTTGTGGGATATTGGGTTGGTTGTTTTTGGAGTTGACGGAAGTGAAGACCGCTGTCAGTACTATTCAAGAGCAACAGCTTAGACATGATCTTACAGGGGAATTGGTAGCGGAGATGCACGAGACGCTGATCCGCTTGGAGACTTCTCAGCAATACGTTGAGAGGGAGATAAGGCTATTACGGGAGAGTTCTAAAAACAATCCGTAACGTCTTAGAGACAGGAGGTGATACTGATCTTGGAGGATAAGGCCAGCCCGCTACGATAGGGGACTGGCCTTTTTTGTATCTATACTACAGGGGTTTCAGCAACTGCCTTAGCTTCTGCCTTGGCAATCTGATCACGATACCACGGCCCTAGCTCAGGATGAGCATGGATATCTTCATCACTCATAGGAGTACGGATAACCTCATCACCCTCCCGCATCCGGTAGATACGCGCACTACCGTCAACGAAGTCTGCACTAACAATCCCACTGTCGCTGATCCGAAACTGGATACAGCCATCCATATCTAAGGTCTCATCTTTACTTACGATTTCTACGAAGTACATTCTACTCTCCTGACATTAAGTTAATTGCGCGTGATACGGTAGCTTGGTCAACACCAAAGATATTGGCTATGTCCCACTGACTCAGGTCAGTAGCTTCGTATACGTCTGCGATCTGTTGATTTCTTTGTGCCTTAAATGCTTTGCTCATGTTATCTCCTAAGTTAAGTCTACGATTTCACACACACCACCTGAACAAGCTAGGGTATGTGAACCTTCAGTGTTGTCTTTATCTTCGTCCAGTACCAAAGTATCCCAATCAATCTCAGGCATCTTAGCTACTAGCTCTTCATACTGTTCAGCAGTTATATCCTGATACGGAGCCTGCTGGTATACATGGTCTGACTTAGGTAAGAACGAGATACCTGAAACGTTATCAAAGTTCTCCCACAACCAAGCACCAATCTCCATGAACTCATCGTCACTGTAGTACACAGTAATGGATGGCTTATGTTCACACCAGTGATCTTGGTAGATCTTCCATAGTCTAAGCTGCGCCATAGCTGTAGTATCCTTCACCGTAATGCTACTGTCAGGTGCTTTAATCGGGAACGAGAATACTAAGTTGGTTGGCTTCATCACATCCTCTTCACATGGGAAGCCCATCTCCTCCATTAGAACAGCGAGGGGATCTTTACGATCAGCACGAACAGTACGAATATAATGCTCAGCAAAACGGGGGTGGATACCAGAAGCGGAGTCAACGAGCTGTGAGACGGTGCCACTCGGTTTAACACACGTAATAGCCGTAGACGTATTAAGCCCAAACTTCTCAGCGTACTCTTTATTAGTTTCAACAGATACCTCTCTTAGTTTGTCAAGTAATGTGGGTAGGTCATTGATACATGACTGCCCACTCAGTAGTGGATGATCCATAATCCCTGTCATACTCACACCTAGTAAGCACTCTTCCTCAGTGTTCTTCTTCCAGATGTTCCGTAAGTAACGGAAGTCTACAAGTGAACTCTGCATCGTACCTAGTATGGTGGCGAGCCGAACCTTTCTTTCAAGGTCTGCAAGTGTGTCTCCATTTCGGACAACCACCTCTGAGAGATTGCAGAACTGGTTAGGTCTGAGGATAATCTCTGAACATGGGTTAGTTCCGAAATCAAAGTCCGCATCTCTCCTGCCATTCTTCGCAGCTTGACGTTGAGCTGCTGCTCTGTTAAATACTCCACGTTCTCCTGCTTTGCTGTCATATAAGCTCTTCCACTCCGTTAAGAAACTTTCAAAGTCAGGCTTCTCAGTATAAGAAACACTGTTGTTAGCTAAGGCTCTATGCCCATCATTCTCCCACCACTGTCCCATCTTAGCGCCACGTAAGCGTTGGTCAGACAAGTTAGACAGTGAGATCAGTGCACTCCGGCGTACACCACCTACCACTACGATGTCAGCCACCTTACATACAAGGTCATGTACTTCAAGTGAAGTCAGCTTACGGCCGTGTGCGTTACTGAACAGCTGTACAGCGAAGTTAAACAAGTCAACCAAAGGTGCTGGCCCACTAGCTCTACCACCAAAGATCTTGAGTGGAGCACCAGCAGGACGTACACGAGAGATATCCCAGCTAGGTATCTTACCCGCGTACAGCATAGCAATCAACTCACGGAAGGCTGATGCCCATCCAATCTTGCTGTCACTGACCACGATGGTTGTGTCTGTCTTGTGTAATGACTCAGCGATCTCAGGTAGCTTGGCAATGTACTGTCTCTCTACACTAAACCCTACACCCGTACCACACATCAAGATGTACATCAGCTCATCGAAGCAGCGTACATGATCCATAGCAATGTAAGAGCAGTTGAAGCCAGCTACATTGTCCAGCTCAAGGGCTGTCCCTGCACTCATCATCGCACGCATGCTCGGCATTACATCCTGATCATATATCCCCTGTCTAAGCTCAGCCACCATAGGAGCCTCAGGATCGAGGTCTAAGCGCTTTACGAAGAAACCTATGTAACGGTCTACAGTCTCTCCCCATGTCTCTCTACGGCCCAGCTCAGGCATCCAGCGAGCATATCTACTACGGTGTATAAATGTTTGGTAATTATCCATTAACGATTCCTGTTATATGATTCTTCAAATTTCTCTTTGGCAATCTCTGCCTCCAGTTTCTCCTGAAAGATCTGCAAGACATGCTGTGCCTTCTTACAGTCTTCCAGCTTCTTCTCCATCCCAGACTTGTCTCTGAAGTACTTGTTCACCTTAGTGAAGACAGCAGCCTCCAGTCCAGCTAGTCCGTAGTTCATGTAGACAGCCTCAAGGGGTTGAAGACCTTTCGTCTTGTAGTGCTCCCCACCTACCTGTGTATCCATTGGGTGTGCTGCCTTCTCCTCAGCGCCTTTGTAGTAAGGGGGCCATGGTTTTGC